TAATAAACAACAAAATAAAAACAATACCTCACAAAAAAATAGAAAGATATACTGTTGATTTTATGCTTCCTGATTTAAAAATCGTATTGGAAATAGATGGTGCATGGCACTATACTTCACAAAATATGTTAAAAGACGCAAAAAGAGACATTGAAATAATATCTAGCCTTGGTGTTGGCTGGGAAGTTATTAGAGTAAAAACAAGCCAAGTTGAAACAAAATTGATGGAGTTAGTCGATTTTATTAAAAAAACTTACAAAGAAAGGCAGTTATTACGAAAAAAACATCATGGCATACTACCAGATAATTATAGTGATCATGCAAAAATATTGTATAAAGATATTCTTGAATTATACAAATACGATAAAGATTATATGACAGATATCGAACAAAAAGAAATTAATGAAAAAAACGAAGCTAGATTATTTAATAAATATAACAAATATCCAAAAAGATATAAAACACAGTATTACAATATTAAAAATTATTTTGAAGCAAAAAAACGAGGCAATCAGAACTGATGTAAGCCCTCAAGTCTTCATTCGCAAATTGTTTTTTTTCGATTTGTGAAACCCCTTTTTATTCTAGTGCTGCCTTTAATGGCAGCTAGCTGGAGATATAGAGTAACTAGGCGTGGGTGATAGTTTTAATACAAGATGATAACTTGTAGGAGTTTCTACGGAAAGAATAATCATTCAAGGTGTTATGAACGTGATAATACTAAAAGCGAACATGTCTTTGGCTAGGTGCTAATTAAAACAGCACAATGCATTAAATACAAGCACTATCTTTTATAGGTAGTGTACTGAATAGAAGAAAGATTGTCTAGCACAAAACTAGGCGCTACCAATAAAATTCAAGTCACTTAACGTGGCTTTTTATTATAGGGAGAATAAAGGGAACAGGAAAAGCACATATATAGCTGTTGGTGGGTTGGCGTAGTGTTTATGAAAGTAGGTGATGTATATGAATAACAACCAAAGAACATTTGCACAGGAATACGTAAAGAACGGCAATAATGGTACTAGAGCATATATGAAAGCGTATCCAGACTGTACTGAAGAAACGGCGAGAATAAACGCTAGTAGACTGCTAACAAATGCTAACGTGAAAGAATACATAAAAGAATTACAGAATGAAGTTAGAAAAGAAACAATAATGTCAGCAAAAGAACGTATGGAGTGGCTTACAAAAGTAATAACTGGCGAAATAGATGAAAAGATATATATGTCAGATAAATTAAAATCAATGGATATATTAAACAAAATGGATGGCAACTATGTTACAAAACTAGAAGGTAATATAGGAATTACCAGTATAGAAGTTGATATAGATGAATAATACTATTAACATAAAAATTAAAAAGAGAGTTTTCAACGAACTCTTTTTTAAGTATTTAAACAACGATAAACGTTATTTAATATTTTATGGTGGTGCAGGTAGTGGTAAAAGTTATTTTGTAGTAGAACGATATGTATATAAACTACTAACCGAAAAGAAATTTAATTTACTTGTAGTACGTAAAACAGGAAAAAGTAATAGAGATAGTACATTCGCATTATTTAAACAAATAATAAGAAAATGGAAATTACCTAAGTATTTTAAGATAAATGAAAGTGATTTAAGAATACGAAATCTAATAAATGGTAACGAAGTAGTGTTCGCAGGATTAGATGATGTAGAGAAACTTAAATCAATAACTTTTTCTAAAGGTGAATTAACTGACGTATGGATAGAAGAAGCGTCAGAAATATTAGAAAGCGACTTTAATCAACTGGACGTACGTTTAAGAGGTAAGGGAACTAAAAAACAAATAGTAATATCATTTAACCCTATAGACATTAATCATTGGTTAAAGAAAAGATTTTTTGATAGAAAAGCCGAAAATATTGAAATATGTCACAGCACATACAAAGATAATAATTTCCTAGACGAAGAGTATAAACAATTACTAGAAAGTTATAAAGAAACAGATGCATATTATTATGATGTTTATTGTCTAGGTAAATGGGGAGTATTAGGACAAACAGTATTCGATAGTAGAAAGATACAAGAAAGACTAAACAACCTTAATAAGCCTATTAAAACAGGTTATTTTGAGTATGTATATGATGATACAAAACCAGCAAGAAAGAAGATAAGTAATATTAAGTGGATAAATGATAAAAACGGCTATATAAAGATATATGAAGTACCTAATAAAGCTAATTACTATGCAATAGGTGGAGACACAGCAGGAGATGGTTCTGATTATTTCACAGGACATGTAATAGACGCTAAAACAAAAAAACAAGTAGCAGTATTCAAAAATCAAATGGATGCAGATTTATATACGAGACAAATGTATTGTTTAGGCATGTATTATTCGCATAGATATTTAAATGGAACATTAGAAGAAGCATTAATGGGAATAGAAGCTAACTTTGATAGTTTCCCTATAAGAGAACTAACAAGACTAGGATATAATCATCAATACATAAGAGAAAAGATAGATGAATATACAGGTAAAACTGAAAAGAGATTTGGCTTTAAGACAACGTCTATAACAAGACCAACAATAATAAGTTATCTAATATCTTTTGTTAGAGAACATTGTGATTTAATAAATGATGAAGATACATTACTAGAACTATTAACAATCGTAAGAAACGAAAAAGGAAGAATAGAAGCACCAGACGGAGGCCACGATGACCAAATGATGGGGCTTGCTATTGCTTATGAAGTATGTAATCAAGTAGTGTTTACAGATGAAGTATTAACACCATATCCAGAGTTTAAAGGATTCGATATAGACTTTTTAGAAAGTGATTATGGCGAAAAGATAACGGTGATATAAATGAAAAAAACTGTATATAGAGAAAAACACAACCCCCAACCTTTAGATTTAGATATAGTTATATATACAATAGAAGTAGCCGAAGTAGGGGGAATTGAATCGTGGTTATATTATGTTGGCAAAAAATATAACATAGGGCAGATAACACTACTTTATACTAAAGGTTCTAGTAGTCAAATAGAAAGGCTTTCAAAGGAACTAAAAACAATAAAGTATGAAGGCCAACCAGTAAAATGCAATAAGATAATATTTACTATGGCAAATTATATATTGCCTGAGTTATATGAAAACGCAAAAGAAAGATATTTAATAGTACATTGCGATTATGGAACTATTGGATGGAACATTGTACAAATACCGAAGATGGATAAAATATATGCTGTCTCTGAAACGGCAGCAAAGTCTATGGAAACAAAACAAGAACAAGAGGTATTTACGTTATATAATCCCGTTGAGGTAGATAAGCCGAAAAGATTACTAAAACTAATAAGCGCAACAAGGCTAACTTCAGAAAAAGGCTGGGATAGGATGGTGAGGTTAGCAGAAGAACTTGAAAATAAAGATATACCTTATATATGGTTAATCTTTACTGATAGGCCACCAGAAAAAGTGAACGAAAACATTATATTTATGAAACCAAGATATAATATCAGCGATTATATGATAGAAACCGATTATGGCGTACAACTTAGCTCAAGCGAGAGCTATTGTCTTTTTGTAAACGAGTGCTTAAAACTTAATATCCCAGTTATCATAACAGATTTAGAAGTATATAAAGAATTGGGTATCACTTCTAAGGAAGCTCATATATTAGATTTAGATATGAGCAATTTAGATGTTGAAAAGATTTATAATAAAATACCCAAAGTAAATTATAAAGGTAAAAATAGTGATAAAGAATATAGAAAGTTATTGGAGGTAAAGAAATGAAAAAGAAAGTATTTAGAAAAAAATATAATTCATTTGATGAAGATAAAGAAATAAAAAATGCTGTTGATAAAATATGGCATAATCAAACAATAGAATTTTTAGAAGAAGCTAAGCCTAAAAAGAAAACAACAAGAAAAAGGGCAACTAAAAAAACAACAAAAAAAGGTGATAAATAATGACAGAGACATTATGGATCATAGTTATAACAACACTACTAAACATGTGTTGTTTTTTAATGGGCGCAAAGATAAGACAAAAAGTAGATAAAGGTCAAGATATAAAGATACCTAAGGTAGAGCCTATTAAAGCAATAAGAGAGTTTAATGAAGAACAAGAAGTAAAGAAAGCTCAAGAAAGAGACCGTATTATAGCCGAAAACATAGATAACTATGATGGTACAAGTATAGGTCAGCAAGATATACCAAAGTAAGAGGTGATTAGATGGATTTAGAAGATATAAAGAAAACAGATGTTTGGGAGGAATACGAAAGAGGCCGTAACTATATGCGCATGCACAATGTCTTCTCAGATACAGACAAAAACTATCGTATGTATAGTGGCAATCAATGGGAAGGTGCAAAGATAGAAGGTATAGAACAAGCCCAATATAATTTCATAGAAACAATAGTCAACTATAAAGTAAGTACTATCAATCAAAACCTATGGCAGATGAACTTTAGTAGTGAAAACTTTGAAACAAGAGAGTTTAGAAAGACAGCCGAAAAGGTATGCGAACTACTTAACAAGAAAGCATCTAAAGTCTGGGAAAAAGACCAGATGGATAATAAAATCAGAGAAATATCTGATGATGCGGCCATAAATGATGAAGGAATTATTTATGTAGATTTTAATGAAGACGATCAAAACCCAATAAATGAAGTTATAAGTAAAAACGATATTCAATATGGAAACGAACAAAACCCAGATATACAAAGTCAACCGTATATCATTATTAGCCAAAGAAAGCCTATAACAGAAGTACAAGAAATGGCCAGAGCAGAAGGAGCAGACGAAGCAGATTTAAAACTAATTATAGGTGATACTGATTCATTTGAACAAGCTGGTGATTTTTCTAAGATTGAAAAAGATGACATGTGTACTATTGTTACAAAAATGTATAAAGAAAATGGAACTGTCAGATATTCTAAAGCTACACGTTTTGTAGATATTATTACTAACGAAGATTCTGGTTTAAGTTTATATCCAGTAGCACACTTTATTTGGAAAGATAAAAAAGGTAGTGCTAGAGGTGAAGGCGAAGTAAGATACTTAATACCTAACCAACTAGAACTTAATAAGACACTAGCAAGGATGCTATTAACAGTAAAACAATGCGCTTATACTCAAAAGGTTGCTAATGTAGATAAGATAGCCAATCCAGATGCTATTAATCGTGTAGGTGGAGTAATTAAAACTAAAAACGGTGCAACAGTAGATGATGTTACTAAGATATTTAATTATATTCATCCAGCAAGTATGAGTACAGATGTATCGAAGCTAATGAGTGATTTAATCTCTATCACTAGAGAACTTAAAAATGCAAGTGATATAGCAACAGGAGGTATTAATCCTGAACAGGCTTCTGGTAAAGCAATACTAGCAGTACAACAAGCATCACAACAACCAATGACAAAACAATTAGCAAACCTAAAGAGATGTATAGAAGAATTAGCCAGAATATGGCTAGATATGTGGACTGTATATACTCCAGATGGTATGAGACTAGAAGAAGAAGAGATGGATTTTGAAACTAACAAAACATATACACAATTAGTAGATATACCTGCAACAGTATTAGAAAACTTAAAAGGTACAGTTAAGGTAGATATAACGCCTAAGAGTCCATTTGATAAGTATGCACAAGAGTTAAGTTTAGAAAACTTGTTAAAAGGCGGTTATTTTACAGCTCAAAGAGTAGGAGAGTTAAGATATTATGCCGAAAGTCTTCCAGATGATGCCACAATGCCTAAACAAAAATTATTAGACGTATGTGACAAAATCGAAGACGAACAACGTAGAATAGCCGAAATTAATGCAGAGGCTCAAATGATGCAGCAGAGAGCCAATGACTTCTTAAGTGGCGACCCAGAAGCTCAAGCATCAAAGATAGATGAAGCACAAAGAGTTATTGAACAAGGCGAACAAACACCAGAAACAGAAGAAGAGCCAATAGAAACAGAAGAATCACCTGAATAGGTGTTTTTTTAGTCCAAGCCTTAAGACTTTAAAAGATGTGGTATGAGAAGCAAACTCAAACGAAAAAATAGGAGGAAAGAAAAATGTTTGAAGAAAACGAAAACCTAGTCGATGAGACTGAAAACGCTGAGGAACAAACAGCAGAAGAAATTGTTGATGATGTTGAAGAAGTGGAAGCCGTACAAGAGGAAGAAACAGAAACAACAGAAGAGCAAGAGAAAGTTTATACCGAAGATGAATTTAATCAAAAGTTAGACGATTTACTTGCAAAGAAGTTAGCTCGTAAAACAGCGAAGCTAGAAAAAGAGTATAAAAGAAAATACTCAAAACTAGAAAACGTGTTAAACGCTGGTTTAGGTACTTCTAATGTAGAAGAGGCCACAGACCAATTAACAGATTTCTATAAGGGTCAAGGTATAGATATACCAACAACCGACAACACATTTTCCGAAAGGGAAATAGAAGTTTTAGCAAGAGCAGAAGCAGACGACATTATTTCTTTAGGATATGATGAAATAAAAGACGAAAGCGACCGTTTAGCTAAAATAGGCGTGGATAATATGTCTCAAAGAGATAAAAAGTTATTTTCTTATCTAGCGACCGAAAGGAAACGAATTGAAGATGAGAGAGAACTTAACTCTATTGGAGTTAATAAAGATATGTTAGAAGATGAAGACTTTGTCGCTTTTAGAGGCAATCTTAACCCTGATTTATCTTTAAAAGAACAATACGAGATGTATTTAAAAATTAAGCCTAAAAAACAAACTAAAAAAATGGGAAGTATGAAAAGCGGAGCTACAGCAAAAGTCAAAGATTATTATTCGCCAGAAGAAATCGAAAGATTAACTGATGATGAGTTAGATAATCCAGATGTTTGGAAGGCAGTAAGAAAATCAATGACAGGCAGAGCTTAATACTTTCAAAGTAGAGGAGGAATAAAATATGGCAGTTGCAAATACTGTTGCACACTTTCAACAAACTATTTGGTCAAAATCAATTTTACGTTCACTACAAACAATCACTTCATTAAGAAATCATTGTGATTTCCAATATGAAAAAGATTCTAAAAATGCGAAAGAAGTTAAAATATTATCAGTAAACCGTCCAACTATTAGAACTTATATTCCAGGTACAGCTTTAACTCGTGAGAGCGCAGCTGATAGTTCTCAATTATTACAACTAAATCAATATAGATACTTCAATTTTGAAGTTGAAGATATTGTTAAAGCTCAATCAGTTCCAGGATTAATGGAATCATTAACTGATGAAGCTGCAAAAGGGTTAGCAGAAGAAGGAGACGCTTATGTTGGTTCTATCATTAAAGCTGATGTAGAAGCAACTACTCCAACAGTATCTATGAGTTCTAGTGTAATCACTTTAACTACTCAAAATGCTATGGCTAGTGTAGAAGATGGGTTTGCTACTTTATACGGAAA